CACGAACCTAACACTTGGCTAAAAACCTAATTCCAAATGGCTTTCAACCATTTGATGCTGCGATTTTCTAATTCCGCAATGCTACAGAGTTTGTTCTTTGTAATGCCCAGCCGCAGTCGTGCCGTTGGAGGATTTTTCCTTCTGATTCCAACTTGTGTTTGTTTACACCAGTTGATGCGCCAGTTAGCAGTTACCCAGCCTACACAATGGTACCAATACTTTGTGTCCCAGCTGGCTAACTTGCTAATGGTACGACCCCGAAATGTTGACCGTCTGCGTGACGCCTTCAATGACACCCCTTTCATTGTCATGAGGCCTTCAACAGAACACACCCACGGAGAGTCTGCCGCCCATAGATCCACTGCCACCTTCACCATTGAGGCCATTGCCCTTGCCCTTGGTGTTACACCATTCTTTATGCAACGTTCCCGTTGTGATGAAAGGGCTGGACGCATTGGGCTAAGGACATGGCACTGGAGTAAGGACTTGACCACCACACCTGTCTTAACTGAAATCCCTGAACATGCAATTGCAGTTCATGTTGACACGGATTATTATTTTGACATGCCACATTATTTGACCCACAATGTGCGCCCAACACTGTTGTACACCTTCCAACCTGATGATGCCGCAGCCGTCCGCAAGGACTACTCATACACCTTCAGGCCTGATGGAACTGTGTTGTACACTGTGCATGGTGGTGGCCAATTTTCCCATCCTGTCTGGAACTATGGCCAGGACCATTTGGTGGCGACAACTTACTTGTTTGGACTTGTACCAATTAATACAGTTCACTACCTGGTTGATCGCCGCTGCGTGGCTCCTGACCATTACCTTGTCCTACTAACTCCAATTGCTCAATGGACTGGAATTTTTGCCATTATTGGCAAGTGGTTTTCTGCCAAACCATTACAACGATTACAGCCCGTACAAGGTGAGTTTGCTCGTTTGTCTGTCATGGGCCCCAATGGCCACATGATGTCTACTGCGCGGTTGGGTGACTATGCTGTCGCCACGATCCCTGTAGCCACAGACGATACCATTGCCAATTTGGCCCTCATCGCCAAACACGAGCTTACACCTCCCTCCGTTGAATCCCTCCTTGGAGCTCATCCAGTTGACGCCGTTGCTGCCCTTAGTCTTAAGCAGCAGTCTGCTACCCTGGTTGCTTATCATAGATCCAAGATTCGCCGCATTCCTGATTGTGTGTTTCCTGTGGCTGAAGCCATACACCGTTACCAATACGGACGGTATGAGCCTGATGCCAAGCCCTCTATGCAAGCCTTCATGTCACCCTTTTTACATGAAGCTTATGCACCTGACAGAACCAAAGGAAATGAGAAACGTGCTGTGCAAGGCCGCATTGTCGACGTGAAAAGTGAGGCAGTTATCACTCCTTTCATTCACAAGACTATTATCGAATTTGCCGCCTTCATGCACCCCATTCCTAATGTGTTGTTGCCTACGACGTACGATGACGTGCTCGACAAACAGTCGAAACCTGAACAGCGACGCCGCCTTGCTGAATCCGAAAACATGCTTGCTTATGCACAGCGCATGATTCGTTCTTTTCTCAAGGTTGAGGCATATGCGAAGCCTTCAGACCCACGCCTCATTTCGACGCTAAACTCAGTTGACAAACGTGACTATTCCAAGTATACATATGCGTATGCCGAGGCGCTCAAGAAGCAGCCTTGGTATGCCTTTGCGAAGCCACCTGCTGGTATCGCACTCTTGGTAGCTCACGCTTGCTCAGATGCACAAACTGTGTGTAAGACTGACTTCTCGCGCTTTGATGGGACTATTTCGCCCATCTTACGCCAACTTGAAATTGTTCTTTACTTGCGCGCGTTTTCACATTCTGAGGCCCAGGCACTTATTGACCTGCATGGCGCCCAATATAATTTGCGCGCCAAGACGGCTCTAGGCGTTCCTTATGACACAGGAACTGCCCGTGCTTCTGGCTCACCTGAGACTTCAGTGCTTAACTCCCAAGACAACGCCTTTGTCACTTACTTGGCCTATCGTATGGGCCGTGACACAGGTGCCCATATCCCTCCTGATGAGGCATGGGCCTTAACCTGTAGGTGTGTCTTTGGTGGCGATGATGGTTTGGTGCGCAATATGCCTGTCCCTGTGTATGAGAAAGCATGCAAAGCTCTTGGGTTGTCCACCAAGTGCGATGTAGTGCAACGTGGC